CTTGTGGCAACGGCCAAGATAGGGCCGGGCCTGCTTCGTGAACATCCAGTCCGCGTCAAACAGAAGCCACGTCGCGCACAGCGTGCTGCCCCGCTCGATGATCTGGTGCAGGACCGGGCGGGCCCACGGCGGGTTCGTGATGATATGCGTGGCGCCGTTCAAATCCGCCGGTGTAAGAAACGACGCATCGTGGTGCTGGTACGGTGTCGAGGCGTCAGCATCGTAAGAAGCCACGCAGCGGTGCCCATGGCGCTCCAGATGCGTGATGAGGTGCCCTTGCCCCGCGCAGGGCTCGCAGAACGCTGTCCCAGCTGGTAGGTGCGCCAGCAGTGGCAGCACAGCCTCGTGAGGCGTGCTGTAGAAGTCCATGGGCTTTCGTTCGAAGTCACTGCGCTTGCCCATCCATATACGCTCCTATGATTTCCGCCGCGACTTGCGGGACGATGGCATTGCCGTAGGCGCGCAGCTTTCCCACGCGGGCGGGAACCCCATGAGCCAGCAAACGAATGCTGGGTTCAACGCGCCGGGCTTTGCCGTCGGATCCAATGGCCCACTGGTAGGTGTCCCAAGGTCCGTGATTGCGCCGCCCGGCTTCCGGCCCTTGCGGACCAGAAAGCTCTCCGCGTCCCCGTTGCTGGGAGACGCTGTCGGCGTCGGCCACATCGCCGCCGCTGCGGCCTTCAGCCCCGGCATTGGCCCCCGCTTCGCATCCGGCGGGCGAGGCCCACCCGTCCCGTCCGACTTGACCGGCGTCGGCCACATAGCTCTGGTCACATCGTTCAAGTTCATTGACCAACCCTGTGCGGCTTTCCGTGTTGCCCTCACTCCTCCGGGGGTATCCCCGGAGCGATAATCCCGTGTCTGCGGCGTCGGCCACATAGCCATCACATGCACGGCTATGTCCGCTGTGCTGATTTGCGGATCCGTTGCCTTCCGGTGGCTGGTTACAGGCGGCGTCCTCTTGGCGTCCACGACCGTGCTGTTCGGCGTCGGCCACATCGCCGTCCTCACGGCTACCTCGCCCAGATACAGGGGCACCGTGTTCTGGTTCGCGTTGCGCTTTCTGAACGCGGCGCACTTCGCCATCGTCTCCTCGCTCCGCACGCGATTGACCGATGTCGCTGTCGGCCACAAACCACAGGCGGTCTCTTCGATGGGGCGCATCGACGGCACAAGCCGGAACAACGACCGCCCCGCAGGCGTAGCCGATGCCTTCCAAGTCAGAAGACACTCCGTCGAGCCAGTCTTTGCCAACCGCTGCCGCAACTTGTTCTCCCATAACGACAGGGGGCCGACAGGCTCGGATGAGGCCGAAGAAGACGGGCCAGAGGTGGCGCTCGTCCGCCGTGCCCTTTTGCTGACCGGCGGTGCTGAAGGGCTGGCAGGGGGCGCTTCCGGTCCACAGTGGCCGATCATCTGGCCACCCGGCGAGGCGGGCGGCGTAGGCCCACCCACCAAGTCCGGCGAAGAAGTGGCACTGGACGAAGCCCCGGAGGTCATCAGGGGAAACAGCGAGAATTGAACGGGTATCGACTTCGCCATCCGGGATGTGCCCTTCTTTAATCAGGTTGCGCAGCCACTGGGCGGCGTAGGGTTCATATTCGTTATAGTAGGTGCTCATTTTTTTTTCCCACTGCTCAGGCTCCAGTACTCCGTCGGGGCCCCGCGATAAGGCTCGAGATCCAGCTCTGGCAGGTGCTCTTTGATGGCCTTCGCATACGAAACCGAGCCAGCCTTCTGGACATGCGTCAGCTTGCGGTCGCCGAAGGCCGCGTCTTTTGCGCCAGCAATCGCAACAAGCTTGTCGAGCAGCTCTTTTTTCCGCTCTTCGTACAATCTGATGGCATCGACCGTGTCATCATATTCCGCGAGGATCTGCGGCGCGCTGAATCCGGCGCGCTTTGGCGCGAGGTGCCGCTCGGGGTGCTTGACCTCCTCCAGATACCCCTCATAAAAAGCCCGCAGGCGCGGCATCATGTCGGCGATGAAGGTATCGTCACGCGATACCGTTTCGAGCGTGGTGCGCCCCGGAGCCCATTGGAAGAAGTCGCAATAATCTCGATCGGTGACGAGAAGCTGGATCTGCATCTGCGCATAATAATGCGGCTGCTCCTGCGCGGTCTTGAACGACCCGTCGCCCTTGCGCAGACTGTAGGGGCACTTGAACTCCACAAGGCCAGCTGTGCCAAGCAGCCCGTCAGGTGACGCGCCGAGCCAGTCTTCATAGACGTAGAAACCGCACAGCTCGACCTTGTTGCCGGTTTCCATTTCGTATTCAACGCACGCGCCGGGCTCGTTCATCACGCCCCATTGCGTGGCCGCGTTGCCTTGGAACTCGGATTCCGCACCATGCGCATCGCGCACCATGCGGCGCATCACATCGTCGGGCGACATGAACGGTGACAGGCCGAGGATTGCTCCAACACTCGAGCCTGTCACGCGCCCATTGCGCGCAGCGAACCATGCAGGGCTGCGCTGTTCGCTCAAGGCATGACCCTCCAAAGCCAGATAAACACGCCAGCCGTGCCAAACGCTGTCCCTGCATATGTCAGCACGTCGCTGATACGTTCTTGCGCGTTGAGGGGCTTGTCGTAGTGCAGCACGACCATCGAGGCGACGATCAGAAAGAAGCCAATAGCAGTCATTTTGTTTTCTCCCGTTCTGCCATCATTCCGTCGGCTATTTCATATGCGCAAATTGCAACAAATCTGAACCCAATATTCTCATCTATTATTGATATCAAAGGAATTGCAGCCATCGCGAATTCGTCGCGCAGGCGTTTCGTGGTGATTGATTTGTCGATGAAGGCCTCAAGGTCTGCGATGCGTTTTTGTGCGATTGCCAGTTCGTCTAACATTTTCGTGCTCCCCGTGGTGGTAGATAGAGGGGCGCGGACGCCCCTCCGGTTTATTGGCTGGTCTCCGGTTTATTGGTTAAAACGGGATGTCATCGTCTTTTACGACGATCTTCTTCACCACCTCCGCGATAGACGTGCTGGCCTTGCCGCTGCGGGCTGACACCATACCGATCCAGTTGCCGGTCTTGGTTTCGCCGGTGGTTTCATCCTTAATCTTCCACTGCATGATCTTGATGACCATCGGCTTGTTCGTCAGGCATGCGCCAAGGCTCTCATCCGTCGGCGCCTCAGCCTTGGCCATCAGCTTGCCACCGGCGTTGACATCGATCGCCGCCAGCATTTGCTTGGCCTTGTCGCGCTTCTTTGCGGCGTCCTTCGCACGCGGGTCATCATCTGTGACCCACAGCTTCTGGAACACCTTGCGGTTTTTGTATTCCGCAGGCTGCAGCACGCTCCAGCGCAGCGAAATAAAGCTGTTGTTCTCGCGGTCGCTGCCCCACTTGGCCTCGTCGATCGTGGCGAGGCACGAGGTGTCTGCCGGGATCGGCTGGATGTCGCCGCCGCCCGCTTCAAACGTGCCGGTATTTTCGAGGCTGCCCTCACTGAGTTCCCAAAAGCTCACGACAATGCTCCAATGTACTGGATTAAGGGGTTCACGCCGATCTCGACGTTAAGCGGTTCGGTGATGCCGTAGCGGTTCTTTGAGACGTTCGCTGCGGTTGCATGCGTGATCAAGACGCGCGTGCCGTCGGAGATTGCTTTCTTTCGATCGCCCTCGCCGGTCGTAAACGTCTCAAGCTTCAGGAAGCCCACAACATCCACATCGTCCACATAGGCTGGCATGCTCTTTTCGTGCAGGCGCAGCGTGTAGCGCATGTATGCATCATCGTCCGGCGGCTCGATGCGGCTCGTGTCAGCGTGCGCCACGAACACCGTGTTCATGCCGCGCTTCTCCGCCAGTATGCCCGCTGCCTTGCGCAGACGAGCATGCATGGCGCCGACAGCGTCACGGCCTGCGCCGTAGCCGCCCAGTGCCTGCTGGATCCCCTTGGGCTTTTTAGGGTCTGTGTCCACGACGTACTGCGTGAACATCCGCTCAAGAGCGGTGACCGAATCAACGACCAGCGTCTTGTATTCGTGCTCTTCAGTCATCAACGCCTTCAGCTGATCCCACAGCGCTTCAGGCCCTGTCAGGACCGGAAAAGCGTCGGGGCGCAGTGCTTGCGGGATTGCCTGCAGACCATCTTCAGCGCGGATCACGATCGGCGCCGGGAACGTACATGCAAGCGTGGTTTTGCCTAGTCCTGAGTCGCCACAGATCGTGACGATGACAGCTCGGTCAGCTGGTTTGCCGACCGTTGAAAGAATGCTCATTGGCATCTCCTTTTCTCAACGGCTTGACGATAGGCCCGGCAATATGTGATTGTCAACACACCGATGTGGAGAAAACGACAGATGGATAGAGAATTGCAGAAGCAGTACGAGGAGCTGCGGCTCCGCGTCATCGACGCGCTGGCAGATCGATCTCTGGCGAAGGTCGCGCGCATTGTCGGTCTGCACGAAAACACCGTGCGCGCCATCGTGGCGAACAAGCAGAAGAAGCCCGCAATCGAGACGATCGACAAGCTTGCTGACTATCTTTTTGGGAGCGGTAGCAATGCTGTATCGTGAATTCCGAGACGCCGGATATCGCTTCTTCGGGCTCTATGGCGCCAGCAATGGCCAGTGCGGCTGCGGCAATGCAGACTGCAAAGCGGCCTTCAAGCACCCGCTCACGTCCAACTGGCAGCACACGCCAGAATGGGATGACGAGCAGGTCGAGACCATGGAGCTGTCCGGCCAGCTCGACACCGGCTATGGCGTACTGATTCGCGGCCTGCTTGTGATCGATGTTGATGCTCGCAACGGCGGGGTCGCGTCTTACGATCGCCTGCGCAATGATTTCCCGGCCATCGAAAAGGCTGGCCTGATCGTCAACACAGGATCCGGCGGCGGGTCGCAGCACGTCTATTTCAGTATGCCAGCGGTCGCGCCAGCCATGATGCAGCACCACCCTGACTATCCCGGCATCGACTTCAAGGGGTCTGGCTTCGTGGTTGGCCCCGGCAGCCTGCACGCGTCAGGCTCCCGCTACGAAGTAGCCTATGGCTCGCCCGACGATATCGATGCTGCACCGAGCGAGCTGGTCGCCCTACTGACCAAGCCCGAACGTCACCGGGCAGAGCTCGGCGATGGCACAAGCATGGACGTGTCGCATGCGGATCTCGTCGAGATGCTGGCGCATGTCGAGCCTGATTCGGACCACGAGACATGGGTCCGCTGCGGCATGGCTGTCCATCACGCCTCCGGCGGCACTGCCTTCTCCGTCTGGGATGATTGGTCCAACAAGGGCGCCAAATATCCCGGACGCGAATCATTATCGAAACGCTGGCACAGCTTCGGCAAATCCACGAACCCGGTCACGCTCGGCACCCTGACGCACTATGCCGAGGCGGGCGGGTGGCGCGCGTCCGTTACGTTCGAGACCGAGATCGATTTCCCTATCGAGCCCACAGCGCTCACACTCGACATCACGAACGTCAACTTGAAACGCCCGCCCGGCTTTGTCGGCGAGGTCGCGGCGTGGATTGAAGACCAGTCCTATAGGCCCCGCGAGCATCTCGCTGTCGCTGGCGCCCTGACGTCGATCGGCAACATCGTCGGCCTGCGCTACACCGACGATCTGAACGGGGTCACCACGAACCTGTTCACGTTCTGCGTTGCAGGGTCCGGCACCGGCAAGGAGCCCATCCAGCAAGCCGCAGCCGCCGTCATGAAGGCCGCCCGGATCCAGCAGGCGGTGCATGGCTCGATCAAGTCAGAGCAGGAGATCGTCCGCAATCTGGTGGACCATCAAGCGGCCATGTTCCTGATCGACGAGATCGGGATCTTTCTCAAGAAGGTCAAGAACGCACAGGCCAAAGGCGGCGCGTCATACCTCGATGGGGTGATCGGCGCCCTGATGTCAGCCTATTCCAAAGCGAACGGTTTCATGCTGCTCACCGGCGATATGAAGAAGGAGATCCGCAAGGGGCTCAAGCAGGAGCTCATGCAGCTGGAGAAGCAGGAGAACCCCAGCCCGGCCATCTTGTCCCGGATTGGGGCCGTGCGCCGGTCGATGGAGACCCTCGACTTCGGCCTCGATCGGCCCTTCCTGTCGCTGTGCGGGTTCACGACGCCGGAGACTTTCGACGAGCTGGTGGACTTCTACAATGCCACGAACGGGTTCATCGGGCGGTCGCTGCTGTTCACAGAGCGCGAAACCACTCCGCCCCGCAAGAAGGGGTTCCGGCCCCGGCCCATGCCGCCCACGCTCAAGCAGGCCCTCGAGAACCTCTATGCCGCTGGCAGCTTCGACATGACGGGGTCCGGCAGGGTGGAGTATTACGACGAGCGCATCAAGATCCCCAGCACGCCCGGCGCTGTCGCGCTGATGGAACAGGCCAGCGATTCGTTTGAGGCCATGGCTGAAGATGCCAAGAGCACTACCGGGCTCGAAGCGCTTGCCATGCGGGCCTATGAGCAGGTGGCCAAGGTCTCCCTCATCCTCGCAGTGCCCGGCGGTGTCCGCACCGAAGAGCACGTCCTGTGGGCCTATGCGCTGGTCCGCCGGGACATCCGCGAGAAGATGGATCTGGTCACATCGAACGACAGGGCGAAGGATT